CTGTTGCGAGGAAAACTATCAAACCCCAAGCAGGGTTTTAAGCTGCTAATGCATACTCATTAAAGTTTGCTTTTATGTTTAGTTTAAAGTCTTTGGACTATCCTCTCCAGCACGATTTCTAGTCAGCGGTCAATCCTAATTTTGGCCCCTTATAGGTCTATTTTAAAACTGGTGGAGCCACTCGGTACTGCCCCGAGGTCCCTACTGTTTACTTTCATTACCTTCATCAAGAATCTTTTTACCCATTATAGTATCATTGAAGAATATCCAATTTAATCCATATCCAATTAAACAAGTTCTTTTGTTTTCTAATATGGTCATAAACAAACTACCTTTGTTTGTCTCTTCGTTATATCCAAATGATAGTAATCCTATCATATCTCCTGTTTTGTCAGCCCCATATCTGATTTCTCCTACCATAATTGGGGTTTCACCAAAATTATTAGTAGAAGTTGCAAACATATATGATGTCTCAGCACAATATACTGGTATCATTTGTTCTGATAAACCATTATAATTTTCAGATAAACCATTATGATTTTCAGATTTTAAGTTTTTGTATACTAAAGTAAATAATGCGACTATTATAATAAATCTAATTATATTTTTAATCATCTAATGTAAAGTTTTTATTAAACTCTCCTATTGCTTCTTTAAGTAAAGGCAAATAGGTTTGCTTATCTTTTTTAAAAACTTGTACACCACCATCTTCGGTGACTATAAGGATTACAACTTGATCGATTTTTCCAGAAAATCTTTCTTCATACATTTCACAATAAGCAGAACCTTGAATGAAATAGTTTTCTATCCATTCTTCTTTTTTTTCTTTCGTAGATGTTTTAAAATCTATGACAGATAATTTACCTTCATATTCTGCAATACAATCGACACGACCAGCAACACCCCATGCGTCACTATAAAGACCGCCTTCTTGCATTACTATATTATTTATGTTATCTAGTTCAGGTTTTAATAAAGTAAACAGAGCAACAGGTAATACATCTTGTTTAGATAGTTCATTATTGTTTAAGTAATCTTCGACTAATTGATGAACTGCTGTGCCTCGTTTGGCAGCACTTCTCATTATTTGATTTGCTACATCATTACCAACAGATTCACGCCACTTAGCAATACCTTCATTACCTTTTCCAGACAATACTGTAGTAATTGAAGGATACTTATTACCTTCTGGTGTTATATAAAATCGTTTACCTTGAATAGTTTGAGTAGTAACATCTGGTAGAGTAAGTTTAGGATTAAACTTAGACAAATCAACATGATTGAATGTTTTCATATCGTACCTATCTTGTAAAAATGTGTTCATTTGATTCATAATATTAGTATAACAGATTTACTTGATAAAGTCAAGCGCTAATTCTAAAGTTTCATCAACTCGTCTGGTCCATCCTTTACCAAAAGTGCTAAATGTTTTTAGATTTTCATAATATGTTTGTCTGTTACCTTGATATTCTTCAATTGCGTCTTGAAGGCCTTTATCGTCAATATAATCATTTAATTTCTTTAATGTATTAGGTCCGATACCACCATCTGCTGTTGTGCCGATTTGTGTTTGTAAGAATTTAGCAGCACGACCAGGTCCTGCATTAATACCAAAATCAAATACACATAGGTCTAAACCATTAGGCAAATCATCACCTTTTAATTTGTCCCAATAATTCTTTTTGTAAATAGGAGAAACATCTTTGACTGTTAAGTCTTTCATGTCTTTTGTGCCACCCCATTCTTCATAAACTCTTTTTGTAACACCCAAGTTAGTTTCACCGCCTGGGTCTTTAGGATGGTTTACATAACCACCTTCGTGATGTAGTATTGTTTCTAAACATTTTTGCCAATTATCTTTCATTGTTATCCCCTTGTAATTTGTATTATCTTTTTAACCTGATCTTCAATAACAGCTGCTCTATTCGGCCAATGAATATAAGCTTCAGGTGATTTTGCTAACTTGATTAATAGTGGTATGATAAGTTTTTCTAACTTAGCAAACTTCTCTTTGCTTTCTTTATTAATATTATCTTTTCTTAAATCATACTCATCATCTAATTGTTTCTTTGTAATCTCTAATTCTGTTTCGTTCTTTTCTTTAATTTCATTTTTTGTAGAAGAAATTAAAGATTTAATCTGATCTAATTTACCTTCTAATCTAGAAACAACTTCGCTAGACACCGCCTTGGCAGTAGATTCTGCTGATTGTTTAACCACTGCTTCTGTGGCTTTTGTAGCTTCTTGTTTCGTTGTTGAAGGTTTCTCAGCAACTGAAGAAAAACCCCAATCACCTTCTGTATCGAAACCTTCTAAAAAATCAAAGTCTGCCATATATATCCTTTATGAAGTCCGCGGAACTTCTTTAATGATACATTATCGGATTGACTACTCAACTTACTCACCATTTTCTGGCTTGTTGTAGTGTTCTCGATAGTATCAGTTATATTTATCTTCCTCCGCCTTTTAAAAGACGTTTTTTGTGCTTATTTCGTACACTTTCTACCTGTGTATCAGAAACACTTCTTTTACTACCATATTGTTGTGCTAATGGGCTATTTGGGTGTGCTTGTGATATCTTAGATAATGTTTCTTTCCATCCATTATCCGTTTTACTATCAATTGAACCAACGCTTGACACAATGTTCATTTGAGTGGGAGGTAGTAATTCAATATGTTTCTTCTTTTTAAATTTTTCCATTTCAGATATGGTCATTAAATCTTCCCATACTCTCTTTGTGTTATGGTCTTTAAATCTATATGTTGGCATTTTTATTCCTCACTTTTATACTTATCTTTTACAATACCGTTAATTTTAGAATCATCATAGGCATCTTTTCTAATTGGGTTGCCATCAATAGATTGTTTAAACCCAAAACTTCCGTAGTCTCTTGAATCTGGTAATGTTTCCCACCACTTACCATGAAATTCTTTATTATCATTATAACCATCAGAGCCACCATCTTCTAAGTAGATATACTCTTGATATCTTTTATCAGCATGAAATCTGAATGGTACTTTATCTAATCTTTTTTTAACTGGCATCTTTTATTCCTTCACTAAACCATACTGGTACAGGTCTAGATGTCCACTTAGCAAAATAAGCCTTTGCTTCTATATAGTAGTTTTTATATGATTGAATGCTGTCACCAGGTACAATACAATTAGGATAATGTGACATTGCAGGAGGTGGTTCTACCCAACCATTGTCTTGTAAATTATTAGGTGCCTTTCTTAAAAGGTCTTTAAGCAGTTTAATCGTACTGTGTTCTTTTTTATATCGGTGTGTATATTCTCTCCCAAGCTCGGTGAACAACGAGTACAACCAGTCATAGTGTTGAGAAGAACTCCTAGTCCATACAGCACTAGGATGATTTTGATGACACGCTTTATAGATTGTATTCTCTTCATTTGAATTTTCTAATTTGTATCTGGTTACTTTTCTTCCTGTTTTTGATTTCCCGATATATTTAGCACCATCCATCATTCTTTTTGCTGTTGATAATAATTGTGCATACTCTACAATCATCTTTACCACATGCCTATCTACATGAAGTTCAGCAGCAATCTTTGGGTCTTTATTCAAATAAAATATATTCATAATCTATATACTATCATTTTAAAGTTCTTTTGTCAAGCACTAACCCTATTTTCATTAGTTCCTGTAGTTTATCCATCCATATTCTTTTATATTCTATATCACTAGTACAATCACACATTTTTTTAAGATTTGAAACTCTATACCAAAACAGTTTCGTAGGGTCATTTTCTAATGGTCTTTTCATATTATATTTCATATACACCTCTCAAATTAAATTTTATTATCGTTTTCACTAAATCGGTATAGTTTTTTTTACTAGCATACTTATCTAGATGATTCGCCATAAGAATAGGATCTGGTTCTTCACCATTCTCAATAGCAGTATCTCTTACATTTCTTAAATCTTTGAATACAGATACATTATTCAAGATATGTAAATAATCAACAACACTTTCACACTTACTTGTATATGATTTTACACCCCACCCTGGCCATTCTGTCCATGGTATAGGTAAAAGATATGGTTCATCTTTATCCCAAGTTCTTATACCAAATAAATTATTACCTTCATTAGCAAATCTACTTTTACCCCAACCAGTTTCAATAACAGCCTGAGCAATAACTAACTCATTAGGTATACGATCTTCAATTTCTATATAATCATACAAATAATTAATACATCTGTTTAATGAATATACAAAACTTTCATTTGATGAGGTATCAATATCTGGTAAATCAAATTTCTTTTGAGTAGTCTTATGACTTGCATAATGTAATTGAATTGTAGAATACATATTAACTATAACCTCATCTTTAGGAAGTGGTGTTTCAAGCTGTGCTTTATACATTTCAATATTTTTACCAGTTACAAAAACAAGTAAAGCGAGAATTAAAGTTGATTTAAACATTAGATTAATTTTCTTAAATCTCTTTTTGTTGCATATGGTCTATAAAGTCTGCAAGTAAACCACTTAAATTTTGGTTCTGATGTTGCAGGACCTTCCATATTCATTTCATTAGTTGCTTGAGCATAAATAAGTTTTTTTAAAAACAAAGAAAGAGCGGCATCATATTCATTACAAGTGCCATAATCATTTCTATGTCTTTTTGGAGTTTCATAGATGCCTTTACGACTATCTATAATGCCTTTTAGTATTTTCTTTTCATATCTATTTAATTTCATTTAGTTTATCCGATCTAGTGGTCCTTTATACAAAGGAATTTGAGTCCAATCATAATTTTCTTTTAATATTTTTAAAAGATGATTATAGTTATAGCCATCTGTGAGATTGGCTTTAGAAGGTTTTTTCAATAATTGATTATTTTTTTTCATATTATCCCCTTCTCTTATTTATTGTTATATTCTATTTTCATTTAAAATATAGCCCCCACACATTGATTAAATAAAATTAGGCTTAATAAAATTATTACAGTTAGCTTAAACATCAAGAAATCCTTTCTTTTCATTGTTAATTCTTCTATTCATTAAACATACTCACTATCAGAATAATAAGTATCTCGTATATGAGACCATAGCTGACTAAAGTTACTAATATAAGAAAGTGGTTGATTATATCTTATGATATTCTTGGCAATTTTTCTTGCAATATTTAATAAATCATCTTTTTTATATTGAGCATCTTCAAGCATATTTTTACAAT